AGAACTGTTATAGTTGAACCTTTTGCTTTTTTAGGTTTAATGGTAGATGCTGATGCATCATCAGAATACATAGCAGTAGAACTTACAGATTTATTAAGTTGTTTATCCACAGCCTTATTTTCTTTAGTGGCATAACTTCCACCAGAAGTTAATTCTCTTAGATATGATGGTATTTTTCTTGCTCTTGCTTCTTTCTGCATATTAGCTTTACCATCATCATCTGTCTCTGCATTACCAAAACCCAACTTTGCATTTGTTTGTTGGTTAATAAAGAACATTATATAATGACCTTGATTTCCAGTGCCTGGCCCACCCTCTACATCAAGTGGAAAACAAAAATTCTTTGTTTCATATTTTGGACTTTGTAGACGCCCAATATCAGAAATTGTTCCTCTGGATTTACCAAAACCTAATAGGCCAGGCAGATTACCAGCAACCTTTTTTAAAGTTCTACCTGTAATACTTTGAACTACACTTTTTAAGGGATTGAATGCCATGTATAAATACTCCTGTAACTTCTATTTATAAAGATAAACATGGCATATAGTGGTAAATACATTCCTAGTAATCCTAAAAAATACAAGGGTAATCCGTCTAAAGTGATATATCGTTCACTTTGGGAACGTAAACTTATGGTCTATTGCGATATGAATGAAAAGGTACTTGAATGGGGTTCGGAAGAAATTGTTATACCTTATGTATCGCCATGGGATAATAAACTACACAGATACTTTCCAGACTTTTATATGAAAGTTAAACAGGCAAATGGTGGTATCAAAAAGTTTATTATAGAAGTCAAACCTAAGTATCAATGTAAATCTCCACCAGCAAATCCATCACGAAAAACTAAGAGATGGTTGAATGAGGTCAAAACTTACACAATCAATCAAGCCAAGTGGAAGTCTGCAAATGAGTTTTGTTTAGATCATGGTATGGAATTTAAGATTCTTACTGAAGATCATCTAAATATAAAGTATAAATAGTAGTATGGCACAGAGTAAATTTATACAATCAGTTGTAAAAGCTGCAAAGGGTAGACCAAAATCTACAGATTGGTATCGTGATAAAATAAAAGAATTTGGTAAGCCTGGAGCGATGGATTTGATACGAGATGGAAAAAGGAATAATAATCCTTTTTTTGGTCGATTAAATATGTTTTTCTATGATCCTAAATTTAAAAAGACACTACCTTATTATGATACATTTCCTTTGGTGTTACCATTAGAAAACTATCCAGATGGTTTTCTGGGTATTAACTTTCACTATCTACCTATGAATCTAAGACTAAAGTTGTTAGATAGAGTGGTTGATTACAGTAACAATACAAAGTTTGATGAAAGCACAAGACTTGCAGTTGACTATAGTAAATTAAAAAAGATTAATCTAATTAAACCAGCACTAAAAAGATATCTTGCTGGTAGAGTTAAAACACAGTTTCGTAGAATAGATGCAGATGAATTTACAGTTGCAGTTTTACTACCAGTTGCAAGATGGAAAAAAGGATCAGCATCAGAGGTCTATAAAGATAGTAGGAGTATGATATAATGGCTAAAGGTTTTGGTGGATTAATAGATACATTAGCATATGGAACACTAAATGAATTTTTAGGAATGGGTCGTAGTAATGATGGTATCTCTAGACCCAATAAATATGAAGTTACATTGTTTCCACCAACAGGAAGTGCTGGATCAGGTGCATCAGGTAATTCTAATATTTTTACATCAATTATGGGAGAACTATTAGGGAATGGAACTGTTCGTGCAACTGGACTTAAATGCGAAAGTATTGATATTCCTGGCCGTAATATTGATACTATGGAAGATTCAAATATATATGGGCCAGAAAGACAAATTGCAACTGGAGTTACTTTTGCAGATGTAAGTGCAACTTTTCAATGTTCTTCTGACATGAAAGAAAAGAAGTATTTAGAAACATGGCAAAGACTTGCATGGAATCCACAAACATGGAGTGTAGGTTACTATGACGATTATAAGGGAACTGTGCATATTCATACCTTAGATGAACAAAACGAAAAAAGATATGGTATAGAACTTGTTGAAGCATTTCCTAAAAATATAGAAGCACAATCATTAAGTTATACAACAAATGATACCTACCAAACTATAAGTTGTACATTTGGATATAGATACTGGAAAAATTTAACAGATGAAGCGAACTTACCCAAACCACTACTAGATAGAATTGCAGAACGTGCTGTAAATACTGTAACAAGAAGGATTACTTCTCAAATACCATCAGTATTACGCAGATTATAATATAATAAAGGATGAAATATTATGGCATTACCAAAACTCAATACTCCAACCTATGAGTTGGAACTACCCTCTACTGCTGAAAAAATAAAGTACAGACCATTTTTAGTCAAGGAACAAAAAGTATTAATGATGGCTCAAGATTCTGGAGAGGATCAACAGATTGCTGAAGCAATGGGAAATTTAGTTTCTTCTTGTACTTTCGGTAAAGTTGATGCAGAAACATCTCCAATGTTTGATCTTGAATATGTATTTTTAAAGGTTAGAGGTAAATCTGTTGGAGAAACAGTACAGTTAAGTTTAATCTGTCCAGATGATGAAAAAACAACTGTCCCAGTAAATTTAAAATTAGATGATATTGAAGTTCAAATGCTAGATAACCATACAAATGAAATCAACATAAGTGAAAGTGTTAAAGTGGTTTTTAGATATCCATTACTAAATGACATGAAAAGTATGGATAAGGACAGTACAGATATACAAAAGGTTTTTCATTTTTTAGTAAACTGTATGCATGAAATTCACTATGATGATGATGTATATAGAAGAATAGATTTAAAAGATAAAGAAATAGAAGACTTTATTGACCAGTTTACTGGAGAACAGTTTGAACTAATAACAAACTTTTTTAATAGCATGCCTAAACTTAGACACACAGTAGAGGTTACTAATCCAAAAACTAAAGTAAAAAGTGAGGTAGTGTTGGAGGGCCTCGAAAGTTTTTTAGGATAGGACTTTCTCACGAAAGTCTTTTTAATTACTATAAAACTAACTTTGCAATGATGCAACATCATAAATATAGTTTAACAGAACTAGAAAATATGATGCCTTGGGAAAGAGAAATATACGTTAATTTATTATTACAACACATTGAGGAAGAAAATGAGAGAATAAAGAAAGAGAATCAAAAGAGAGGGTAAAAAATGGTAACAAAAACTGTAGACCCAAAAATTGCAGAAAAAGATACAAATGGTGATGGACATATTTCTTTAGAGGAATATGAAATGGACATGGAATTTAAACGTAAAGAATTAGAAGATGCAGATGCAATGCGAGATGCACAACGTAACATGGCTTGGTTCGCATTAGGTGGTATGTTGTTATATCCTTTTGCAGTTGTACTTGCTATGTGGTTAGGTTTAGAACAGGCAAGTAAGATACTAGGTGACATGGCAAGTGTTTACTTTGTATCAGTTGCAGCTATAGTTGCAGCCTTCTTCGGTACACAAGCAATGGGTAAAGGTAAGAAGTAATGGCATCTGAATTTGCACAAGAGTTTTCAAAAGTCCTTAAAGGAATGGAAAAGGAAAGAATTTCTAGGGAAAAGAAAAGTGAAGATGCTTTAATTTTAAGAGAAACAAAAAGAGAAGCAGATTTAACTAAAGCAGAAGTTAAACAACAACAACAAGCTGAAACTGATGCTAATAGACAAAAAGAAATAAACCAGACATTAAAGAAATTTCTTAATAAAGATGGTAATTATAGAAAAAATCTTTCTCAAGATAATAAAAAAATTATTGAAAATTTAGAAAATGAACAAACACAGATGAAATTAGATCGTGCTGTTGCTGAACAAAATATTGCGAAATTAAGAGTTGAAGAAAAAGCGGCTACAGATTATAGAAGTGCTGATGTTAAAGCTATAGAAGAATCAAAACTTGCTCTAGAAGAAATGAAAAAAAGAATTGAGGGTCAAGGTGGTAAGGCAGATGAAAACAAAGAGTTTAATAAAGCATCATTAGAAATTCAACAAAGAGAATTTGATTTAAGATTAAAAAATGCTGGGAGTAGAAGTGCTAGAGAAGAAGTAGAAAAAGAACGTAGAGCTGCAATAGATAAACAAGGAACTTTACTTCAAAAAATAGCATCAGGTATTGGTGGTATTGGTGCTAACATGAAAGAAAAAGCACTTGCAGCTGGTAAAGGTTTGATGTCTATAATTAAAGGAACACTTTTTGCTGGTCTGTTATTAGCATTTGCAGCGTTTCTGAAAAGTCCAGCATTTGGAGCAACAATTGATTTTATCTTTGATTTGATTGAAAAACTAGGTACATTTTATGATGCATTTTTTGGCCCAGAGGGTAGTTTTGGTAAAGGTATCAAAACATTATTTGGTGACGAAAGTGGAATTGGTGGTATAGTTCTTGGAATAGGTGCAGCTGCATCTTTATTTGCAGCATTTAAATTTACTAAACTTATTTCTGC